CGGCCGCGGCTGTAGGTGCTTTAGGCGTTGCCGCATTTGACGCGGCTAAAGGCGCTATGGAGGACGCCGCCGCGCAGGCTCAACTAGCCCAGAGCATTACCAGAAATACGAACGCTACTAAGGGCCAGATTTCCGCTAATGAGGACTGGATATCCCAACAGGGCAAACTGTTAGGCGTCACCGATGACGAACTACGCCCGGCTATGGCGAAACTAGTAACCCAGACTAAAAGCGTTACTAAAGCCCAAGAACTAGCCGCGCTATCTATGGACATAGCCGCGGCCACGGGTAAGCCTTTGGCCACGGTCACCGACGCTGTAGCAAAAGCGGCTGGAGGAAATACTAAGGCCCTGGCGAAACTGTCCCCAGAACTTAAGGGAATGATTGCTAACGGCCTAGACGCTGAGGGCGCTATGTCCGTACTGGCCGACACGTTCGGAGGCGCCGCCACCACTAAAGCAAATACAGCCCAGGGACAATTCCAACGCCTACAGGTATCCCTAGCCGAAACAAAAGAAACCATCGGGGCCGCGTTACTTCCAATTATCGAAAAGGTACTACCTGTACTAACCGCGTTCGGGAACTGGGCCAGCGAAAATACCGCGGTATTCCTAACCGTCGCCGGCGTTATCGGTGGTATTGCCGCCGCGATTCTTTTAATTAACGGCGCTATGACTGTCTGGACCGCGCTTACGACGGCCTTTACAGCCGTCCAAACGGTCTTTAACGCTGTATTGGCTATGAACCCTATAACGCTAATCATTATTGCGGTAGTGGCTTTAGTGGCCGCTTTAGTAATTGCTTATAAGAAATTTGACGGGTTCAGAAACCTTGTAGACGGAGTATTTAAGTTTCTAAAAACCGCGGTAGGTATCTGGGTCGATGGAGTAAAACTTTATTTTGACGTCGTTTATGGAATCTTTAAGAAACTGTTTTATGGCATAGCGTCCCTATGGAACAACACGGTAGGAAAACTGTCGTTTAAGGCTCCGTCATGGGTTCCAGGATTAGGCGGTAAAGGTTTTGAGGTTCCTAACATCCCTATGCTCGCAGAGGGCGGAATCGTTACGGGCCCAACTCTGGCCATGATTGGCGAACGCGGGCCTGAGGCCGTCGTACCTCTCGACCGTTACCGCGGGGGTGGCGGGGATATTTACGTCACCGTACAAGGCGGGGACCCTAACGCCGTCGTAGACGCTCTACGTCGCTACCAGCGCCAGAACGGCTCTATACCTATTCGCGTGGCCTCGTAATGCCATACGTCTATACAGCCGAGTATTCCAATGACGAAATTACCTGGACCGCGCTAAGCAACGTCCAAAGCCTCTCTGGGTTCATTGGCCGGCAGAAATTAGTAGACACTTTCGAGCCGTCCCGTATGTCGGTATCTATTCGATACCCGAACGGTTACGCGTCCCCTATCACGGCTTTAACTGTGGGAACCTGGGTAAGAATTAAACGAAACGGGGCCACGTATGAACTGTGGCGGGGACGGATTCGTAACCTAAGTGTTTCCTATGGCATTCCGTACCAGGGGAGCGTAGGAAACGCGGACTTTCTTAACCTTGAATTGGAAGGCGCGTTAGCCGAAATGGGCCGCGCCCAGGGTGGCGACCAGGTGATAACTGAGGACCTCGTTATTTACCTACTGGGAGATATCACTACATACACCGGCCTCAGCATTGGAACAACTTTTACCGTAGGGAATAGCCCGACATTATCGACCTCGACCGTTTCGAGTTCTTACGCCCAGTATCTAAATACCCTCGCTAATTCAGTTGGAGCCACAATTAAGGACGGCTCGAATATCGTAGGCGTCTATACGAAAGATTTTAACGGGTCCTTACCCGTGTCATTTTCCGACGTTGCCAATAACTCGACGAACCAGGTTTACGACGGTATTGAGTTTGACAATATCGCGGCTGATTTCTATACCCAGGTAGAAGTAAACACGGCCACCGTAGGAAACGTCATAGTTAATGCAGGTTCCCCGCCATACCGAACCCTCAGACTCGAAACTATTAACGTATCGACCGGCCAAGCCTCCGACGTTGCTAATTACTACCTAGGTATCTATAACCCGCCATCGTTCGGTATCAACCAAATTACCTGCCTAGCAGAGGCGCAAAACAGCATGAACCTCGAACTGGGCTACGCCTGGTACGACATTATCGGCTATCGAACTTACGTAACTTTCAGAGGTCAGACGTACTATATGACCATTTTAGGGGCCTCTATTGACGCAACCCCAGACAGTACCCGCTATACGTATTACCTTGCGTCTGCGGACCTTAACCCGTATCTAATTCTGGACGACCCCGTTTACGGTATTCTCGACCAAAACAAATTAAGTTGGTAGCACTATGACATTTCCAGTATTTAACGTAGGCGAGACACTACGCGCCGCCGATATGAACGCTGTGGGCTTGTGGCAGGTTGCCAGTACCTCATTTACAAGTTCTCCAGGCGTCGAAGTCCAAAACTGCTTTACTGCGGACTATCGAAATTACAAAGTAATTCTTAATGTATTTGGTAATAACTCTCATAATTTGCAAATGCAATTTATGACAGGCACAAACACAAAAGACAACGCCGCAACCTACGACCGTTGGGGTTTTTTTTGGAACGCTGGAATTAACAATTTCAACCTAACTAACGACACACAACAATTTGTAGTTAATTATTTTAATGCGGCCGCAAACTACAGCACCGCAGATTTAACGATTTTTCAACCGAATGTGGCGAATGTGAACACGATTACTAACCAGCATTCGTGGTCCGGCGATAGCGGATTGGCAACATGGCTGGACCACAGTAAAAGAAGTAATAGCGCATTTACGGGACTTTATATATTCCCTGGTTCTCTGGGTACTCAAAGAATTACGGGGAATGTGACCGTTTACGGAATGAGGAATTCATGAGCAAGGAACCGCTTTTTATTCACGTTTATAACGCTCTTACAGGCGAGGAAACACAACGAGAAATGACCCCAGAGGAGGTGGCGGAACGTGAAGCGATTAACCCTAGTAGCCCTAATTTGCCTAGCGTTGAGTAGTTGCGCGGACCGAACCCGCGAGAACTGCCAGACCACTAAAGCAGACGGACTCTACGAAAGGCGTTGCAAATGAAACCCGAAAACCGTTTATCCAATGAGGAAATAAAGGCCCGCCTAATCCTTGTCGTAGGAATCGGCCTTACCCTCTCATTCGTCATGGCCATAGGCTCTCTCATATTCGGCCTTTTATTCGTCGTACAGCCGACCGAACAAAGCCCCAACGACGCAGAGGCCTGGGGCGTACTTAGCCCTATGCTTATGACCCTCGCAGGGGGGCTTATAGGGTTACTCGCCGGCAACGGGCTAAAAGATAAGCCTAAAGACCCTCCAGCCGCGCCATGAGCAAAAACCGCCCATATACAGGCACTAAGGACGGGGCCGCAAAAGGTAAACGCCCAGGTACTGAGAAACTTGTAGAACTATGCAAGAAACGCTGGGGTTTCACGAACCTAGGGACCTGGGTAGTTCGCGATATGCGCGGGAAACCAGGGCAGTTATCAGTTCACGCCACGGCCAGAGCCGCAGACATTGGGTACGGGACAGGTAAGGACGCTCGCAATAAAGCCATAGAGGCTTTTAACTGGTTCCTCCAAAACGCTACAGCCTTAGGTATCGAAGAAATTCACGACTACGCATTCTCAAAATACGGCCGTGGTTTTCGCTGTAGCCGTATGGACAAAGACGGCGGGGTAATTGTTTACAAGGACCTCGCAAGTTCAGCCGGCACCCCAGGGGGGACGTGGCTCCATATCGAGTTATCGCCGGCGATGGCAGACGACGCCGCCAAATTTGAGGCCGCTTGGCGCGCCTTACCTAAGCCTGGTAAGGGTTAAACGGGAAAGACTAGACGCGCCCTACAGGGTTCGTTAGGGTTTATGGACCCGACGAAAGGCCCCACCATGAGGCGTACAGCCATTCTTTTATTACCCCTAGCCCTACTTACCGTATGGGCCTCGCCGGCTGAAGCCGCTACGCGTTCGTGTCCTCAGTTTGAGGCTCAGATAGCGCGTTACTTTCCGCGTGATGTTGTTAAGACCATGAGCAGAATCGGCTATCGGGAGTCACGTTGTAACCCTCGTAGCGTTTCCGCAGTCCGTCATACGGGCTACCCAGACGTAGGTTTTTTGCAGGTCCAGGGTTCTTGGCGTTCTGTGACTCACCGAATTTGCAAGGTTAAACGGGACCATATTAAGGCCCTAACCAATTTGGACTGTAACTTACGCGTGGCTCGATACTTGTACGACAATGGCGGTTTAGGTCATTGGCGGGGGACCTCTGGAAAATGACACAGGCCCCCGTTACCTTGTGCTAAGTTTCGACTAATCCAACCCGACTAAATGGAGTACCCGACAATGGAAAACAAATACACACCCGACCAACTACGCGAAAAAGCACGACAAAAAGAACGTGACGCTGTAGAGAGTTTCGACCGTTGCGATACCGACGGTTTTATATCTCAATGGTCCAGCGGCCTAAGCGCGGAACGTCTGTACCGTGAAGCCCAAATTTTGGAAGATAACGGACTAGCCGTATTCCCCGCATTATTCGACCTAGACGGTAACTACGTACCTGCACGTTTAATCGACGGACGGTATGGCGAATGCTGGGCGATTCTTGACACCGAAGGAATTTTTACTGGCGAATTCGTAACCGCGTTCCCAGCACGTCGCGCAACCATGGCCGCTAAAGGTTATTTAGAGGGTTACGTAAAGCGCCCAGCGCGCGCAAAAGTTGCGAGCGGTAGAGGTGGAATGGCTACCGCTTACGTCACTACCTACCCAACAGATAGCCCAGTAGACGCGCCCGCTGAAATTGTCACTAGCGACAGGTGGGCCGACTAATGAGTAAAGAACCATTCCCAATGTGTCACCAATGCGGTATAGAACACGCAAACGTGACGACGTGGAAACGAACCGTCACGCCGGAGGCAGTTGTAAAGGGCCCAGCGATTAACTGGTGCTATGACTGTTACGACGAACGAAACCTGCCCCGTAAGGTTTCTTACGCGCTTAAAAGCCTCGCCCATTTAGCGGAAGATTTGCGCGAACACGCGTACCGCTACACCCTCGACGACGGCCAACTATCCGCCGACTTACGTCAAGCCGCCAAATACTTGCAAGCGATGGCCGACAATGACTAACGAATTACCAGCCCCATACGTAGGCGCTAGCGATACCTCACGGGCCCGCGCCCAAAACGAGGACGCGAAAGGTATTACCACTAAGCGCCGGCAAGGCATAAGCGACCTACTACGTTCCGAATATACGTACGGTATGACCTGGGCCGAAATAGCAAAAGTAACGAACCTGCACCACGGACAAGTTTCGGGGGCTTTATCAAAACTCCACGAAATGGGTTTTGTGTTCCAACGACGCGACACGCGTAACGGTTGCCACCCATACGTTCACGCTGATTTTCGCGACCAATTCGACGACAACGAAGTAAACGACGAACCAGTAAAAACACGCGGTACAGCCTTGCGCGAACAATACGAAGCACTAGAAACGGCCGCGCGTGACCTTTGTTACGGTCAGTCCTCAGGGGCCGCCCAGAAATGGGACACGCTACGCGCTGTACTCGAAACCCTAAAAGAAATGAAAGCGAATGACTGAATACTTAAAAGACAACATCGGACCCGATGAAATGGTGGCTATCTGCTGGTTATTTGCGACCGTCAAAAATACGGAGTGCAAGTGTCACCTATTCGAGACAAACGAATACAAGGCCGTAACCCAACTATCGACACCGATGACGGAATGCGTACGCTGTACGTCCCTAAGAATGGCCCGCGTCGCTTGGCCCTTTACCGTCGGCTTTATTGAGGAAACTGCATAATGGCTTTCGATATGTCCGATTACGTAGACGTACGTCACCGTCTAGAACTAGCCCTACTTCAATACCCAGACCTACGGGTAATCGAAACAGAACCCCAGTTAGTGACAATGGGGGAACGGGTATATATCCAATGCGCCGTTACCGTTTACCGTTCGCACGATGACCCAACGCCAGGCCGCGCCTACTGCTGGGAAGTATGGCCAGGACGTACGCCCTATACAAAAGATTCCGAACAAATGAACGGCGCTACCTCAGCCCTTGGCCGGGCCCTGGGTTATATGGGATTCGGAATTAAGTCGGGTTTAGCGTCGGCCGATGAAGTCCGTACAGCACAAGGAAACAGCCACCCCAGCACCCAGCCCCCAGAACCACCTAGGCGACCCGTCGCCGGCTCTAACTCACGCCCAGCGTCCTCTAATGCAGGCGGAACGATTACAGGCCTCGCTAGCAGTAAACAACTAGACCTAATCGCGACAATGCGAAAAGAACGAAACCTAGAGCCGTACGACTCGACAGATAAGACCTTTAACGACGCGTCCGATGAGATAACTCGACTTAAAGGGATACCGCGCTAATGGCTAAGGACATTCTCATAATGACCGCTGTAGTAGGCGTCGTTTATGGCGTTCTGTTCTGGTTAGTCACGTGACCGCCTTAACAGTTGGGAGCCT